AAAAAACCCAATGTTTTCACTAACGATCTATGGGGAGACGGGAAGCTCTGTAACGGAGGGCCAACGTCGTGTGGATTCACACATCTACGAGGAGACAATGGTCGTATGGATGGCAATACATTGTCGGTTCTTTGTTCTCGATCACTGAGTGCAACATTTCTTTAAGTGAATCAAGGTCCAGGTCGTACGCTTCGAGGATGCACAATTCGAATTCTTCTTCAGTAAGCGTATTGGGTTCATGTTTTATGGCATCCATGATTTCGTGGATGGTCAAGTTGCTGGTTTTGGCGAACCAGGTGAGTTCATCGGTTGTCACTTTTTCGACGTCTTCCATAAGGAAGCGCCGGAGGAAGCTGTCACGCATGCAGGGGACATGACGGAATTCATAAGCATAAGATAAAGCTTTGCCAGCCATATATTGTGAATCCGAGACAGCTGCATTGCGTGTTCCACGAGCATTAAAGCGCAACAGCGCTTTGCCGACAAGTGGGAACATGCAACCAACTGCAGTGTCAATGCAGAGTCTGCGGGACAGAAAAGTAGACATGGCGTGAAGTCTCGGTGATTTAGCCTTCAACACCATTTTGAACAAATTGACAAAACTGACCCAGGAGTTCAAGTTGACGGGGATGTTGGTGGTAGCCAACAAATCGTCGCCTAGGATGACACAACGGGCGCGAATGCCTTGACGCGCCATAGCCATTGTGAACATCAACCAATTATAGAATGAGTTGCGTACAGTGGTCACTGTGACCCCAGTTGGCAATTGCCAACGGAGCCAGGCCGTGAACCCAAACTTGATGCTTTGCACCTTAAAGCGTGAAACTTGTCGTTCGAGTTCGCGGTACCATTGTGGCATGCCAATACATTCCAAAAAACGGTCAAAGAGGATGTGGACCCTCTTTCTTTGCTCCCTATCGTTCCTGGAATAATCACCTTCAGCAACGTGTCGGTAGCCGTCGCGAGTGAGGTGCTCGACAAGGTCGACGTCAGTCGTCTTGTAAGCGAATTTGGTTACTATTCCACAAACACTGCGTTCGTGGAGTAGTGCCATCAACCTCTCCATGGCAACCATGGCAGCGGGGCCACTAACTGCGTTGTAGGTGTCATTTCCTGCGTAGATTATCCTCGGTGCCCAAGTGGGGTCATTCCGCTTGAGCAGAATTTCCTGTTTGACTGACAAATCCTTGGTACCAAGGTATTTGTAGTCAAACTCGTAAAACTCAGAATACGCTGTGGTCATGCGATTTCGTTTTGAGTCTCCGAACTTGGACAACCAACGGTTTCGATCATCCTCATTTTCATCCCATTGATCACCACTAAAGTAACCATCCATGGTGGCAATAAAGTCCATTGCTTTGTTGAACGCATCAGTGTCGATATCATCATCAGCATCAAAGTTGCAACGCTTGTTAAAAGCGGCCATGAACGAATCATAATCAGTGGCAGTAGCAAGGGGAACCTCGACAGCAAATAATGGCCCTAGCTGATTCACTTCAGCTATTGGCTCATCAAATGCTTTATCAGTGAGTTCAAGTTTATGTGGCACTTTGAACTCGAAGTTACGCACGGGAATGTACGTGACATTCCCGCCCAATTCGTCGGGCACGGGGTCATGATCAGGGTTGCCGTGTGAATACATGATGGCGACCTCCCGCTTGGCTGATCCTCTCTTCTTCAGCTTGGCAAGGCGGTGTGGTTGGCGTGGCATGTAGAACTAAGGC